AAAATTCGCAAGGTACTAGAGGTATTAGAGATGGAGCAATACAAATTTATGGATTGAACAAATGAGCTACGCACATTTATGGGATGAACTACGCGATAAACGCAATCGTAGGTTAAAAGCAAGTGATTGGACGCAAATGCCAGATAGCCCGTTGTCTACTTCTAAAAAAGCAGAATGGGCTACGTATAGACAAGCGCTTAGGGATATTCCTTCTAAATGGGCAAATGACGTAAATAAAAATACAGTCAATCCGTTTAATGGAGACGTAAAAAACATATGGCCCACAAAACCAGATTAACTTTATGGTAGACTACTAATATGAAAAGACCAAGTATGAAATTACAGAAACGTAGAGTTTCTAAAAGACAACAGAGAGCTATAAATAAACTGCCTACTGATAAAAGATCCTATATTAAAAGAAGGGTTTTATTTGGCGATACGCTTAGACAAGCAAAGAAAAAGTCTAAATCGTTAAATATGTAAGTTATGCAAGACGTTGCACAACTAGTAAGTGAGCTTGGGCTGCCTATAGCTAGTGGTCTAGTTATGGCTTACTTTATTTTTCTTGTAATGAAACAACTTATGGATGGTTTAGTTAGCGAAATACAAACTGTCCAAGCAATATCTAAAATGCTTATTACCAGAGCTGCTACTATGAATAATGATATGATACGCATAGATACAAGCGTTAGTAGTGCTTTGGGTTTGTCGCCTGATTTAGATCGCATTGCTAGAAGTGAAAACTTTGTTGAGGATGGAAAAATAGATGCTAGGAGAGACTAATGGACGCACCAGTAGGTGATGCAGAAGCAGTTGTAGATGGGTTATTTGGTTTAATTTATTTATACCCGTCTGATTATTTAATTGTATTTGGTTCTTTAACTTTGTTTGCAGTGTACGGTCTATCAATCTATGCAGGTATTAAGTATATACAAAAGAAGTTTAAATAATGGACGTTGTTGCTTTAGTATCTGAGTTTGGGTTTAGTGCAGTTATGGTAGGAGGTTTAGGGTATTTTGTTTATTTTGTATGGCAAACAATAAACAACAAAATAGACCCAGCAGTACAGGAAATGAAGGTAACTATTATACGACTTACGGACCAATTACGTTTGTTAGATCAAGATATGATACGATTACAGCAAAAAGTAAACACAGTACTGGAACTAAAAGAAGAAAATAAGTTAAAAGATGAGAATGAAAAGTAATTGGCACTGGTTTTTTGGCATATATATTTATGTAGCTTTGTTTTTGTTACTGCTTAACGTTTACAGTAATGCAGACGAGTTGGTATATAAGTTTAAAAGTCCTAGTTTTTCAGGAATAAATAGCAGTTCGCATTATCTTACAATTGAGAATCAAGAAGCTACAAGACGCCAAACTAAAATTGAGGAGGCAAAGTCATTAATTGAAGAAGCTGAACGAGAAGAATCTAATTCTACCCTTAGCAGGTTTATTAGAAATTTTGAATCTAGGGTGTATGCACAGTTATCACGGCAGCTAGTTGAACAGCTGTTCGGAGAAAACCCAAGCACAGAAGGTAAATTGGAGCTAGAAGGAAATATTTTAGAATACACAGTAGAAGCTGAAGTAATTACTTTGACTATAACGGATGAAAACGGGGATATTACAACGATTTCTGTACCCACTGCTAGTTTTACTTTCTAGTTGTGCTTCTAAAAATTTGCTAGAAGGTAATGGTATACCTAGTGTAGTGATTCAAAGTTCTTCTATTATGCAATTACAATTGCAAGAATTACAAGATTTACCTTCAGCAAAAAGACAACCTGTTATTGCAGTATATAGTAATAGTTTGCAAGATTTAACAGGACAAAGGAAGAGTAATAGTGAGTTTGCGTTGTTTAGTACAGCAATTACACAAGCACCTGAAGCATTTTTAATTCGTGCTTTAAAACACGCATCTAGCGGAAATTTTTTTAAAGTTGTAGAACGTGTTGGGCTTGACTCTTTGACTAAAGAAAGACAGTTAATTCGC